ACACCATGCTTATACTATATTTGCGCAGGACAATGTAGTAAAGGGAGAGAAGCAGATCACAATCATTATTGTCAACATTGTGATAAGTACAAACCACGAGCAAAAGTACGACACATCAATCAAAAGAAAGAAAAATTGAACAAAATCAGAAAAGAGGAACGTTATTAACCGGTACAGAAATGTGCCGGTTTTTTTGTTGCAAAGAAAGGAGAATATATGAAAAGAAAAACGTTCAAGGAATATTGTCAAACAGATTTGCGAAAGTTTGAGAATTTAGAAAAGAAATGGAACCCAACACAAACAAACATAAGAAAGAAGTTGATTAGGTATGTAGAACTATATGGATATGATTTGTCGGAATCAGATATGGAGTTTATCAGGGAGTGGGTGATTGAAAGTGCTTACAATGTCTTGAAATTAAATCATCAGTTCGATGAAGAATTTAAAAGCCAAAACAAAAATATGGAAATTTCAGAAGAGGAGTTAGAGCTGATGTTTCCGTCATACATTTTTGAATAGTGAATCTTAGGAGGAAGATATTATGTCACTTGAATATGCCGTTGGATACTATGGAACCTTTGTCGCAATTGGGGTCATTATTATTATAATCATTGCTGCGATTGCCGATTTATGATTGGAGGAATAAAATGAATGAAAGAGTCCAGACAGGCTTAGAGGAAGAAAAACTTAAATATAAACGAAAAATCGAAAACATTATGAAAGGGAAGTCTAAGAATCTACAAGACTTCCTTTTATATATGCATGATTTATCAGAAAAGACAAAATATGTTTACATGTGTGATGTATTAAAATTTCTAAAGTTCACAGGAAAAGAAAAAGAAGAAGATCTTGAACTGAGAGATTTTGTATCCTATATGGCAAAAATACAAGATAAAGACAATGGATTAGAAACAGTTTCTTCTTATCAAATCGCAGTTTATTCTGCGTTAAAATTTTTTTCAAAATGTATGTTTGCATATAAAATTTTTTCGAAAAATTATATGGAAGAAATTGCGAAGCCAAAAAAGAGAGAGCAACAGAGAACAATAGAAAGAAGAGAAAAAAGTTATTTGACGCCAGAAGAAACACAAACGTATCTTTATAATGTTGATCATAAGTTAACAGGAAAAACAAGAAAGCCATCAGCTATTTGGTCGCAAAGGGATATTGCAGTTATAAAACTTTTCCTTTCTACAGGTGTACGTTGTGCAGCGTTATCCAATATGGATATAGAAAACTTAAATATGGATAAAGGAACTTTGATTGTAACAGATAAGGGAAAGAAAGTTCATACATTCATTTTAATTCCGAAAGTTTTGGATGAATTGCAGAAATGGTTAGTATACAGGGATCAGCTTGTAACAGCACGCGATACGCCAGCTCTGTTTCTTGGGAAAACCGGAAAGAGATTGTCAACAAGTGCAATTTCGGATATTACAAAAAAATATGCTTGTAATATAAAAGGAAAAACAATTAGTCCACATAAACTAAGGGCAACATATGGCACTACATTGTATAACGCAACGGGTGATATTGTGCTTGTACAGAAAAATTTACATCATGCATCAATTAATACAACGCTGTTGTATGTAAGAGGAATGGAAGAAAAAGCACAAAAAGAATCTGTAGAAATTATGAAAAATATTATCTAAACATCAACGAGGCGGTAGACTTCCTGTTTGCCGTCTCATATAAGAAAGGAAATTATTATGGTACAAATTTTAGAATTATTCGGTGGAATTGGAAGTCCACGGTGCGCATTACGGAATATCGGTATTCCTGTTAAATCAATTGATTATGTAGAAATTGACGAAGCTGCAGTTCGTTCATATAATGCAATGTTTGCAGATGAACTTCCATATAAAACGCAAACAGTGGTTGGATACAATCTGCGTCCAGATATTTTAATACATGGTAGTCCATGTGTTGATATGTCAATTTCCGGACACCAGGGCGCAGCTACAGGAGATGGTAGAACAAATCATGGAGCTGGAGCAGATGAAGGATCAGGAACAAGATCGAGTCTTATGTGGGAGACAGTCAATATTGTAAAGCAGATGGGAGAATGGAAGCCGAAATACATAATTTGGGAAAATGTTAAAAATGTGCGTAGTAAATATATGGTACATAATCATGAGAGATATATGCAAGAGCTGGACAAATTAGGCTATACGAGTACATATGAACTGCTCGACGCAAGAGAATTTGGTCTTCCACAAGCAAGAGAACGTTACTTTACAGTAAGTTGTTCAAAAGGAAAGGAATTTGATTTTTCTGATCTGATTAGAACGCCAATGAGAAACATTCATGAGTTTTTGGAACAGAAAGTTGATCCAGTATATGAGGTAACACAACCGAGCATTCTGGAATGTATTGGAGCATCCGGAATTAGAAGAGCAACCGTAATTGACCAATATGCTTATACAATCACGACTCGCCAGGATCGGACACCTGCACAGGTAATTGACTTACATAATGGAAAATACAGATATCTTACAGAAAGAGAATGTTGGAGACTTATGGGATATACGGATCAGGATTATGAAGCAGCTGCATCTGTCCAACAGAAACGAGGAAGATATAGAATGGCATTATATAAACAGGCTGGCAATAGTATTTGTGTTCCGATATTTGAAAGTATGTTCAGGAAAATTCTGTTAGGTGAAACTGCATAGAAAAACTATGTTATTGCTGAGGAATATGATATAATATAAATAATTATATAAAAGTTGGAGGAAAATAGAATGGGAGAATATTATAATACAATTATTTTAAGACATGCTGAAGGATCTTATACGAAAAAACAGTTCAAAAATTATTCTGAAGGAGATTGTATTTATGGACCAAATACTGATCCAGAAGAATTAAAACGATGGACGTATGATCAGCTTAACGAAGCAAAAACAGAATTGGCAAAATATAAATGCACATATGACGAGCATCCTGATTGCGTTGATGTAGAAGAATATGCACTTGAATACTGTGACACAAATACAGATGGAGAATTTGTGAATGGTTCAGATTACGATTTAGCGGAAAAAGAGGAAGTATAATATGTCAAAACCTATGAGTTATTATGAAGAAAAATATATTTATACGCATGAAGCAAAAGAGGCAAAGAAATGTCCAATGGGATGGGATCAATCATGTTATAGTTGTATGCATTGTTTTCCTGGACATTATGAGCGACCTGATGACTATAAAGGAAAGGACGTTTGTATGGAATGCAAACGATAGTTTTAAAAGAGAAATGGGATTGTCACAAAGGCAGTTCAATTTCTATTATAATGGAGAACGTAAAATTAAGGTGATAATTGAATGGGAAAGTATTTGGATCAGTGTGCTGATGATGCATGGGAAGTTATTAGTGGCAGAAAAAAGATTGTTGGAAATAAAATCATTGATTCTGAGATAAAAATAAACAGAGAAGATTATGGTTGGCTTGCGCCAAATGGAGAATTCTTTCCTGTCGAATTTGGTAATCACCAAGCATGGGCATCAAAATATCTTTTAGATGAATATAGAAAGGGAAATCTTGAATTATCATGTGGCAAAAATCCAGGAGATAAATTATGCGAAATTGGATTCATCCTTATTCATAATCCACATGGATACCATTTATCCATTACAAGAGATTCGTCAAAAAGAATAACACTTAGACAGAAGGATTTTTTATTAGATTATTTTGAGAAAAATGGATTAACAGAGTGGAGTTATAAGTTTTTAGAAGACAAAATGTAATGAAACAGGCGCGTAAAACATATGGTTATCCGAAAGACTACGGTATCTGCGCTTGCTATGATGTCGAAAACATGGGTTGGTGCAAAGACGAAGTAACACGTTGGTATCACTTTACTGCTGTAGACGGTACGCCAGCCTACACATTAAAACGATGAATTAAGCACTTCAATAATAAAAAGAAAGGAAAACAATATGAATGTGATTTGGTGTGAAATATCTTGTGGAAGATGTGGGGCAGCAATTGGAGATTACTATTCGCCAGATTGGATTAAAAAACTGAAAGCGATGTCAAAAGATTGGACGCATGATGATAATTATAGAGTATTATGTCCGCAATGCAGAAAAGAATTAAAAAAATGAAACCAAGTTTTCATGTGGATGGAAAGGATTAGTTGATATGGAACAAACTTTTTATATTAGAATGAAAATTTGCGATTATTATACAGTTTATATAAATGATGATGGATATGAACGAAAAGAAATGGTTCAAGAAAATGAAATTGACGGATTTATACATTGTCTAAAAGTTTTAGGATACGAGGAAATCTAAGTTTCAGGAGGTATTTAATGGATAAATGTAAATGGTGCAATACAGAACTATACAAAGAAGAATATTATGGAGACGCAGCCTTTGATATGGAACAACCAATAGAAGAAGACGATTATACACGTTTGTCCATGTTGTGGAATTCTAAAACAAATAAATTTGGGTTATACGCAGGTGGAGAAAGTGAAGCAGTTGCAAATATTAACTACTGCCCTAAGTGCGGAAGAAAGTTATGAAAGATCGAGGTGATGTTATGGAATATGCAATCGCATATAATGATAAATCTGGAAATGGATTCACCAAAACAGAGCCATGGATTTTAGATGATTTTGATAACCGAAAGGAATGTATAAAGAAAGCGAATGAGTTGATCATATCTGGTTATAAGAATGTAACTGTTTTTAACTATGATGAATCGGTTCCAGAGTGTATTGATTGGGATTATGTAAAACAGCATCAAAATTAATATTTGAAATGGAGGAATAATGTTATGCATGTGAATATCTTTGATACAAAAACAGACGAAGAGCTGATATTGCTATATAATCAGTTTCTTGAAGCAGAAAAAAATGGTGCATTCCCTGATAACACTGAGTTAGCAAAAATTAAGAGGGAATATGAAAAAGATTTTGGAGCAAAGACAACATTAATGCTGCAAATTGAGTTAACTCATGTAATAGCAGATAGATGGTTTAAAGAACACAATAAACGTGAAATGAAAGAGTTATATATTGTTGAAGATGTTCCAAAATATCTTGAGGATAACTCATCTTATAAATATGTTGTAAAAGCAAACAATTATGACGAAGCAATAGAAATGGTAAAGAATAAAACTGGTCATAATATTGAGTGGGATGCATCACTCGCCGATAATGATGATGTTTGGCAATAAAATTTAACTTTCAAATGGTGATAATATGGAAAAATTGAAATTGTACAAAGTGACAAAGGCAAGTTCAGATGGTACATTTAATATTGGAGATATAATTTGGCTTTCTAATAATGAAGATTTAAATAGTTGCAAAGGCTGCGGATGGCTTCCGAAAAGTGAGTGGGATAATCCTGGAAGTAACGATTTTGAAGTTGAAGAATGTACCGATTAT